TCCAAGTAAATAGTCATCTACATTTTTAATAACATTTCTAATAGACCCATTTGCAGCATTCATTAACATAGATATACCAGAAGCAGTTCTACCTACACCTTGTATACCTGTTTGTCCATGAGCGAATGAAGGAAAACCAGTAGACTCGTCTGCAAGTTGTCTAGCTTTGTCAAACATCTGCATGTTTTCACCAGACACGTTAGGAAACTTAGTTCCAAAAATACCTTGACCTGGTGCGCCACCTTGTCTTCTAAATACTTTTCCTGGGTATACGCTAAGATCTTGACCAGGAACTAAGTTTGTCTCGTCTACTTCGATTAAAAGATTACCTGAAAGTGCAGCATTATCTACTGACATTCTCATAAATCCATTCATAAGAGTTTGTGTATCATCCATATTTTCTGCAATGCCTACACCAAAGATATTATAAGGATTCATTTCATATGGTGTAGCATAGTATGGCAAATAAGCAGGAGTAAATGGATTCATTACTAAACGCAATACACAACCACCACAAACCCAGACATTAACACTAACTTGCTCTACACCTTTTAATTGTTTTGGAATATCAACATCATACTGTTCGATTATTTCTCTATCAACAAATCCCCAAAATTCTAGTACTTCAAATCTTTGACTAGAATCTTCTTCATTGTCCTCATTCATTGCATGTTCCCACCACTCTTTATCGTAGTTCTCTCCTAAATCCAAACACTTATCAATAGCATTAGATCTAAAAAAGGGTCTACGTTTTAAAGCACGTAGCTGAGAACGAGACATTTTGTGTCTCTCTATAACATATTCTGCTTCATCCATATTGTTTGCATCTGGATCAGGATAGAAGTTCCAGATAGAAACATTAGATGTTTGTGGTACAGTTTTAAAAACTGGTTCATAGTTACCCTCTTCATCCCAATTAGGGTATTCTTTATCTACTGCAAAAGGTCCTTTCATAATACCAGTACCAAATAATGCAGCTTCAAAAGCAGCAGACCTTAATTGTTTTTTAGCATTAGACTCCTCTAACTGGTCATGAATTTTCTTTTCCATCTTTTTAGCTGCAACCATTGCAGGATGGAACTGAACTGCAGAAGGACTTTTACCGGGTTTAAACTCCACATCATCCTCAACTGCGCTCAGATCGTCTGTAAGAGGCCCTACACGCTCGTTAAATTCTGGCAGTGTCTCCCCTGGTAAAAGTTTATTCGGGTCTGTATCATCCGTTTCTGAGCCTCCTAGAGCCTCTTTGAGTTGTGGGTTAGTTTCTACACTAACTGTTTCTTCTACACCCTCTGGCAAAACAGTAGGACTAATACCTAATGGAAAACGATTACCACCAAACAAAACTTCTACTAGTTGACCATAAGCAGCAAGAACTTTTGTCTTGGTAACTTTTACAAACACTTGAGATTTTTCAGTGGCAGTAAACTGTACGTCAGGTCCATAGATACCTCTATAGTTTCTATAGGCTTGTATCCATCTTTCCTCATCACTTCTTCTAGCTGTTTCTGCTTTACGATATCTTTCTTTGACAAACCTTTCTATCTGACCTGCAGGCTCATCAGTGTTATAATCCATATCAACATCTTCGATTGCAGCTGACTCTTCAGCATCTATTGCTATTTGTTGTACATCTTCTGCCATATTTTATCCTTAGTATCCAAATGTTGCATCTGACATTTGAAACCCTGTTCTTTGTGTTTCAGGGTTGTAGTCAAATAAATTACTTCTTGGTCTTGTCATTATTCCGTATCTTAAAGCATCGTATAGGTGGTCTTCTGAATTTGTATCTACATCTTCTGCATTATTTTTGTCAAGTGGTATTATCGGTAGTTGCGAGATAATATTTGTGCAGTTATTAAAAAACACCAATCTTGGTGCTTCGGTAAATTCATCAACTTGTAATCTTCTGTGAACTTCGTTTTTCCCTGCAATTCTACTCCCTTTGCTTCTATCAGATGGTCTCCATCGACAACCCTTAATTATCATCTGCTCTGCTAAAGATGGACCTGTATCACCACGTTTATGCCACAAAGAACTATCTAGTACACCATAACGTATAGTTCCATCTTCTTGTTCTGCTTCTAGTACCATGTCAGCTAAATCGGTAGCTAATACTTTAGAAACATACAACTCTCTATATACGACTAGTTGTTCATCAGGAGCGACTGCAAACCATAAAACTCCTGTATAACTTCCGTAACCATAGTCACAGGCCCTGAACTTAGTCCAACTATTAGGTATATTGTAAGGCTCAACAACATGAGTGGCTCTGCTCCACTCAGGAAAAGCTGATCCTTCACTAACATCCCAATTTCCTTCTAGTAATTGTTTTCTTTGATTTTCTGGTAACGAAAGTAAGTTGGCCTCGTAAACTCCATCTCCTGCTAAGTAAGGGTTATCAAATAAAGTAGCAGGTATAAATCGTCTTTTAAATAAAGGTTGTCCTTCTTTGCTATGACCTTTAGGCCACATAAGGGGTTTACCTGTTTCTAAGTTTGTTGCCCAAAAAGATTTACCATAAGGTGACGGATCTACAAACATTCTTTTTACCCATTGATGTCCTGGTCCTCCAGGGTTTGTAGTAGCCCTCATGTAAATAGGTAGACTAGGATCACTAGTACGAAGACGACTGCGTAAGTAGTCCCAAGCATACGGAGTAGACCATTGTGTAAGTTCATCAAATCCTATCCAACTAAAAGCCTGTCCTTGGTATCTTGTTACATCATCATCTCTATCAAGATAAGATAACCACAGTGTTGCACCAGAAGGTGCTACCCAAGTCTTATCTCTTTCTAAGAACTTCATTTCAGGAATTGCTTTTGGGTACAGCTGTTTTGATACTGATATAAGTTCTCTTAGTTCTTCTGTTGTACGTCTTACTAGTAGACCCCTAAAATTAGGATTACTAAAATAACGTACAGGATCTGCAAGCATTGCGTAAGACTTACCTCCACCTGCTGATCCTCCATATAGTACTTCACGTTCTCCTGCCGAAAGAAAATCTGTTTGTGGCCCCTTGTTAGGTGCAAATATAACTTCTGTAGGTTTCTCTTCAGGCTCACTGTAAGTTAACGTCTGTACTTGGGGTTCTTCCAAATCTTTCTTGGGAGAGTCTTTCTGTCTTTTGTAACGCTTCTTTGTACCTTTTAGCGTAGTAGCTTTGAGCTGAAGCATTTGACTTACGTTTTTGTTCAAGCTTTATCCTTTTCATTAAACCTACGTGAGATATAGTTCTGCCTGATTCTTTACTTAACCAGTTAGCTACTTCCCTATAACTATACTGTTTAATATACTTCTTTGCTTTTTCTAATAACTCTAGTTCAGCTTTAATAGGCAATAGTATATCTTTATCATTCTCATCTTGTCTGTAACCAAAAGGTATTACTCTACCAATTCTTACTACAGGATGCCAGTCTAATCCATCATCAGTTTTTTCAGGGGCAGGTAACTGCCAAGTTTTATTAATTTTCATTCTTAGCTGGTAAAATAAATAAAGGACTTGTAGATGATACCTCTACCTTATCAGTTTTTACAAATCCTCCCCTGTCAAGAACATCTCTTGCAGCTACCATTCTTTCTTTATTACCAAGATCAGTAGGTTGATCTATTATCTCTGATAAGGAATAAGCAGCTTTAGTAGCTGTGGTTGCTAAAAACTTTTTAGTTAGGTCTGCTATTTCTTCTTGTAGTGCATTTGTAATTGTAGCAGTAGCTAAATCGTGGCTGTACCCTGCAAGTTTTTTAGCTGTAACAGGATTGCCTTTAGCTTCTTCAAACAACACATCAAGAAACTTTTGTTGTTTTTCTGTAAGTTGTTTAGCCATTAGATATCTGTTCCTTTTGTTGATTCAGGCAATACTATTTTAGGTACAATTTGACACATTGGTTTAGCTTGAAAAACTTGAGGACTCTTCATAGCTATCTTTGCTTTATCCACTGAGTTAGCAAAGCACTGTTCTTTTGTTGTCAATAATTCATTGCCTGTTATTACTACACAGCTTTCTGAATAAGGTGCAGAACACAGTAGTATTATAGGTAGCCACAAACCCATTATGCTAACTCAAAGTGAGGTCCATCTATAAATGGTCTTCTACCTTCACTCCTTCTAAGATCAATATAAGCGTTCATAGCTTCTTCCATTGTACCACCCCAATGACGTATATCAGGTATACTCCAAGCTGCTCCCCAACGAATGCCCACGTTCTCAAGCTTTGCAGCCTCCTTCATGGCATCAGCTATATCGTCATATAGACTCAATTCCCATGAGGCCCTCCCTCCAACATAAGCCATGAGGTCTACTGCTAGACCTTCAAGGTGTTTACTTTTTAAAGTTTGTGAAGCACCCTTGTCAACGAGGGCTTGTTGTTCTGCAGGAGTTCGCATTCCACAAATGCAACCGAAGTCAATCTTAGTCAAACCTATTGCTGACTTGACGCAGTTCTGCAATGAGTTGTCTACGCCTTCTAGTTTGCTTAGACTTTTTGAACTTAATGTATAACTCATGTCTATCTTCTCTCTTTCTGATATGGGCATTTTTATATCGTAGTCTTGTCACTGGCATTCTTTTATCGCCTAAGTAGTTCTGACGATAAGGTATATGGGTCACTTCAATTTCTTTTTACCGTAAAATTTCCCAATACCTTTCATTCCTATAGAAGCACTGACAATTCCTCCAAGACTTAGCTGATACCATTGTGGCATAGCTTCAAGAGCAGCAAAGCCTTGTGCTACTGTTTCTCTTCCCCAGTCACCAGTAAAGGCTAAAATTAAGGGGATTGAAAACAATAGTAAAATCCATTCATCTTTCCACGAACCTTGTGTGGCTCTAATAGCAGCAAGATCCCAGTCAATGTCTCCTGTTGCTTCCTTCATTCTTATTTGTGCTTCAGCTTTTTGTACAGCAGTCTTGCCATCTAAATAAGAAGTAGCAAGACCGCCGACTG